ACCATATCATTTTGTTAAGTGGTGTAACCCAACACAGGTTGTTAAGTTTGATATTGAAAAGGGTACAACCGAAGATGTGTTCCAAGATGAATCTGAAAGAAAACCATTCAATAGAGATTTCCGCGGTGGGTCACAAGTCATTCGAATCAATGACCAGCAACGTATGGCATTCGTTCATGAAACAAATTTATTGAAAGATCCGTTTGGTCGTAAAGATGGCGAGTATTCGCATCGAGTTATTATATGGGATAATGATTGGAATATGGTTCATACAAGTCGTAATTTTCATTTTATGGGTACATATTATGATCATGTTACAACTACGGATTACGGTATTGAATTTGTAACTGGTATGACGATCCACCCAGAATCTGGCGATATATTAATTTCGTTTGGTTGGCAAGACAATGCATCATTTGTTTTAAAAATGCCGCAACAACTATTCTTAGATTTTTTGAGTGACAAGGGGTAATATTATGAAATTAGAAAACAAAGAATTATTACATGATGTTATTTTAGATTATAATAACCCTCCTAAAATATATGCACTTGCTCGAGAATACGATAGGTTAGAACAAGGCTCTGGTGCATTCGGATTTTATTTGCGTGCAGCAGATATGTCACCTGGTAAAACCTTTGAAGAAAAATGGCTGCAATATAAATGTATGATATTAAGTGCATTTATATATGAGCGTAATGGCAATCGCAATCATAGTGTTGAAGGTTTACATAAGATTGCTATCGATACATTACCAGATAGACCAGAAGCATATTACTTTCTATCACAATTTAAAGCTAAAAATAATGATTGGCGTGAAAGTTTAATGTATGCTAAGATTGGCATGAATTTTATTTACGATGATGATATATGGGAAGCAGAAGATAATGATGTAGGCTATCCTGGACATAATGCTTTACGGTTATTGTATGCTAAAGCAAGATGGAAAACAGATGGCCGAGATGATTCTAAAAACTATGCGTTTAATTTAAAATATAAAACAAAGCTTAATGAACAAGATTTACATACAACTAATGCATTACTTGCAGAGCACGGATATCCAAGCACATTAGAATTTACAAATACTGAATTGCCTCGATACAAATTTAAGTTCCCGGGCATTGAAGATATTGAACAAAACTATTCTCGACACTTCCAAGATATGTTTGTACTGTCAGTATTAAACGGTAAACGAAACGGTAAGTTTGTTGAACTAGGCGCTGGGCACCCATCATTGTTTAATAATACTAAGCTACTCGAAGAAGACTTTGATTGGAGCGGTATTTCATTAGATAACTCTGAACGCATGTGTCATATCTTTTCAAGAGAAAGACAATCAAATATCTTATTAGCTGATGCAGGCAATACAGATTATGTTGAACTATTTAAACAAAACTGTTTAGAACAACGCGTAGATTTTCTTCGCATCAATGCAGAGTATTCATCAATGGCTGCATTAAAAGCTATACCGTTTAATAAACACGAATTCAGTGTAATACAATTCCAGCACAATGCAATTTGGTGGGGCAAAGGTGTACGTGACGAGTCTCGAGAAATACTTAAGAAGATTGGTTATGTTTTGATGGTACCAGATGTTGCAGTCGATGAAAAATCTAATTATGAAGATTGGTGGGTACACCCGGCGCATGCAGCTGAAAAACCAAACATGATGGCTACTGGAATTAATTTTGCATGGGATTATATAATGGAGAAAATGAAATGAGAGTTATAATTGTAACCGGCGGATTCGATCCGATTCATTCCGGACATATTGAATATTTTAAAGCAGCGAAAGAACTCGGCACGATATTATGTGTTGGTGTTAATAGTGACGAATGGTTAACCCGTAAGAAAGGTAAGCCGTTTATGTCTTTTGAAGAACGTATAAATATAGTTAATAATATTAAATGTGTTGGACATACATTTGGCTTTAACGATGATGACGATTCTGCGTGCGCTGCAATTGATTATATTAAGAATTACTTTCCTAAAAATTCTGAAATCATCTTTGCAAATGGCGGCGATAGAACAAAAGAAAACATTCCAGAGATGGAACATGATGATGTTCAATTTATGTTTGGTGTGGGTGGAGAAGATAAGAAGAATAGTTCCTCGTGGATTTTACAGTCCTGGGATAAACCATCTACTCAAAGACTTTGGGGTAAGTACAGAAATCTTGATGAAAATGGTCATTGGAAAGTAAAAGAACTTTCAATCGATGTTGGTAAATCTTTATCAGATCAACGGCACTTCATTCGATCAGAACATTGGCATATCGTTGATGGTGAATTAAAGATGGAACTTGAGTTTGCTAACGGTTACAGCACATCTAAGGTATATAAAACTGGTGACAGTATAGATATTCCTACAAAATGTTGGCACCACGCAACTAATGTTGGTAAGAAACCAGTTAAAGTTATTGAAGTTTGGATGGGAAATACGTTGTCAGAAGAAGATATTGAAAGAAGATAACATATATTCTAAAGGACATAATCCTATTATACGCTAAAAATTACATTTGTACACTGTTATTTTATAAATATTATAAATTAATCTAAACAAAGGAGACAAAAATGTCTTTTCAATTATCGGTCGCTGCAAGAAATGCAACTCTTTCAGCAATAGAAACAGAAATCGGCGAACTTCCAATCCTAACTATATCTACTGGTTCGGTACCGGCAACAGCGGGCACTGCAAATACAGGCGTTGTTGTAGCTACGATGGTATTACCAACTGATTGGTTGGCAACACCTGTCGGCGGTTCTATTGCGTTATCAGGAACTTGGCAAGATTTATCAGCTGATGCTTCTGGTACTGCTGGTTATTTCAGATTGCATAACAATGCTGGAACTGAATGCCATATGCAAGGTACTGTATCAGCAACAGGCGCTGGCGGTGACATGCAGTTAGACAATACTAACATTGCGACAGGTCAGCAAATTAATATTACGACATTCACAATTACAGCTGGCGGTGCTTAAACTTTAACTTAAGGTAAGCTACATGTCTGCTAATGGCGCAATAATTACAACATTAGATTTTAGCTTCTTTGGAGGTGGATATCTTGAAGTAACGGGAGAAGCAACCGGATCATTACCAATGATTTTCGGTTCAAGCGCCGTTGTACCTATTACTGGTGAAATACAACCTGTTACACTTGACTTTATATTTCAAGCTGGTATTGAAACACCGACAGTATATGGTGAAGCAAACTTAAGTATTAGCTTTGATTCTTATGGTTTTATAGAATTTGGTGTCCAACGATTTGGTGAAGTTGGCCAAGCAAACCAAGCAATTCTATTTGAATATACCGCAAATTCTGCGGGTTATGTTACTACACATGGTTATTTTGATAATACCCTAGACTTTAATCTTGACACTAACATCTTTGTATTTTCTTTAGGTGAAACAAGTGGATTTATTAATGGCTGGGGCGTTAACTCTACCGCACTCAATATTAGTACAAGAAAATATTCAGAAGACGGCATAAACATTGTAGACATAGATAAAATTGAATTTAACGATGCATTAGTCCTTGTTGATTCAAATTACGTAGAAATAAATCCAAATGGCATTACTTATGCCGAAATTAAATAAAAGTTTTCACTTTAGATAAATAAAAGTAAAACTCGGAGAAAACAAATGGCGGCTAGCTTTTACATAAAACAGAACGATACTGCACCGTCTATTGAGGCTGCTTTAAAGAATTCAAATGGTAGAGTTAAATCAATGGCAGAAGCATCTAATGTGAAATTTCATATGAAAGATGTTAACGGGAATATACTAATACAAGATGGTGTTGGTACTATTTTAAATGCTGCAAAAGGTACTGTAGCCTATGAATGGCAAACAGGTGATACTGCAAACACAGGAACACACAGCGCAGAATTTCAGATTACATATAACAACGGTCAGATTGAAACATTTCCAAATACTGGTTATATAAAAGTAATCATTAAAGACGAGTTGGCATAGGGGAAAAATATGGCACAACCAAGTTCAAGAGATGAATTCCAAGACTATATTTTACGCAAACTCGGTGCACCCGTTGTTGAAATTAATATTGCGGAAGAGCAGCTTAGTGATCGTATAGATGAAGCAGTTTCTTTTTGGAGAGACTATCACTATAACGGTTCACAATTAGTTTTTCTAAAACACCTGCTAACCGAACAAGATAAAGAAAATGGCTGGGTTCCATTACCAAAAGATATCCTCGGCATTCAAAAAGTATTTAACTTTGACACATCTATTTCTGCTGGTAGCGGAATGTTTAATGTGCAATATCAATTTGTTTTAAATAACATCAGTGATTTAACTTCATACGGCATGACAAACTATTATATGTCTTTGCAGCACATTGAATTTATGCAAGAAATGCTAGTAGGTAAACCACGAGTCAGATATAACAAACATGTTAATAAACTCTTTATTGATAACAGAAGAGAGCGTTGGGTCCCTGGTACATATATTATCATTGAAGCATATGATATTATCGATCCAGACGAATATGCAGATGTTTGGCAAGAGAGATGGCTACAAAATTATGCAGCAGTATTAGTTAAAGAACAATGGGGACTTAACCTTACTAAATTTACAGGAATGCAACTCGTAGGAGGAGTACAGTTTAACGGAGAACAAATCTTGGCAGACGCAAGGGCTGAAAGAGAGCGGATGGAAGAAGAAGCCATCAGAAGCTTGCAACCGTTAACATATAACTTTATTGGGTAAATCATGGCAACTAATTCATATTTCTCTCCTTACAATACATTTAATGAGCAACAATTAATCGATGATTTAGTTATTGAATCCATTAAAATGTACGGTATAGATGTGACCTACATCACCGGAGAATTTAATAATATAGATACTGTGCTTAATGAAGATGATTCTCCATTATACGATAAGACTTACGGTTTCGAAGTATACATTAAAAACGTCGACGGCTTTGAAGGCGAAGGCGATTTCTTATCTCGGTTTGGTTTACAAATTCGAGATCAAATTACATTTAGTGTTGCTATTAGAACATTTGAAAGATATGTTACACGGGAAGATCAGACTAAGCTGCGCCCGCGTGAAAATGATATTATTCAATTACCACTTAATAAAAAAATGTACAGAATTACGTACGTTGAGCATGAAAGTGTATTCTATCAATCCGGTAAGTTGCAAGTCTATGATGTTAAATGTGAGCTTATGGAATATTCTGGTGAAAGATTTGATACGGGATATCCTGATATTGATGATTACTTCGATGACATTGATACATCATCTGAATTCGTAAGTACATTAACTAATCTTGCAAATACTGATCCTATCGCACAGAACTTAGAGTTTGAACAAATCGCTGATGATATTTTAGATTTCTCTGAAATGGATCCGTTCAGCGAAAACATTACTATTCAGGATTGATAACATGGCAATAGCTAATCATTTTTATAACGAAACCACTCGAAGATATGTTGCTTTATTTGGTACGTTATTTAATCAACTTAAAATTACCCGGTCAGATAATGCGGGTACCGAAGTGCAATCATTGATTGTACCGTTAGCTTATGCTCCGTTTCAAAAAGTCCTGGCTCGTTTAAACCAAGATCCGGATTTAATTAACAGTCGTCGTACAGCAATGACGCTGCCACGTATGTCTTTTGAGATTACAAGTTTTACTTATGACTCGCAAAGAAAATTAGCTTCAACTCTTAAAATGCGTAAAGATGCAAAGTCTGAAACTGATTCTTCTCGTAACTTCGTGCATTCCGCAGTGCCATATAATTTAGATTTTTCTTTGTATATTATGACAAAGTATTCTGAAGATGCTACAAAAATCATGGAACAAATCATTCCATTTTTTACACCGGACTGGACTGTCACAGCAAAGATGGTTGAAGACTTAGATCCAATTGATATACCTATTATATTAAACAGCGTTAGTACAGAAGACTTATATGAGAATGATTTTGAAAGCCGTACGTCAATCGTATATACACTTTCATTCACTTTAAAGGGTTGGTACTTCGGACCAGAAAAGAAACAAAAAGTAATTAAATTTGTTGACATTGATTTAGCAACAGATACAGATGCAGATAAAGCACCTGACGAACGTATTATTATTAAGCCAGGAATGGATGCTCAGGGCAATCCATTGACACAAGATTCTGTGCTCGCAACAGCAATTGCTAGTTTGAATAATGGATCGCTTTCAGGCATTACTGTCGTAAACAATGGTGAAAATTATAATCAAGCAAACACAAATGTGCTCGCAACTATTGCTGCACCAGACTCTGCAAATGCGGTTATTACGCCTGTTATAACGAACACAAGCATATCCTCATTCGCCATAAACGAGTCTGGCGGCTTCTATACTGCGACCCCTAGTATAACTATCAGTGCACCTAATATGCCGATTACAACAGCCACAGCAGCCCCTACGGTTACCGGTGACAGTATTTCAGCAATTAATGTAACAGATTCAGGTACTTATTATAACTCAGCCACGGTCGCAATAGAAGAGCCTCCGCTCAAATCTGCAGTCGGTGCTAAGTTTGGTACAGATGCTTTAGGCCACTCAAGTCATACAGATCAAACATTCAGTCACATTACAACTTATAATTTAGTTACAGCTGGTAACGGATTCTCAATTGAATTCTGGATTTACCCAACTGAATTTAATGCAAGTGATAATCATATTTTATCTTACTCTGGTCAAACAATGAGACTTGAAATTGAAACTGGCGGAATACTTGTATATCGTCCTGCTTTAAACTCAAGCCCCGTAAGATCAACACCAGAAGCATTGAATCTTAATCAATGGAATCATTGTCGTATTACTCATGTTGGAACTACGGCACGCTGGACAGTTAACGGTGTATCAGATCAAGGCGGTTCTGCTCCACAAGGTTTCTTATTTGGTGGTGGTGCAACTGTAACTATTGGTTCACGTTCAGCAAACGAAAAAAGTTTCTTAGGTTCAATTGACAACATTACATTTTCAACAACAAACGTTTTACCAGCAGTAGGTGCATATACTATACCAACAACTGCTTTAACTGGTAATTTGCATACAGATGATTTTGAAAAAGTTCCTGCTACGGCCACGGCAACAGTTACAGCCGGTGAGATTACAGGAATTACAGTAACAAATCCTGGTGAAAATTACACGGGTATAACTCCGACAGTAACAATAAGTGCTCCAGACGGGGTAGCAGCAGATTATCAAGCATCAGCTACAGCAACTCTTGCGGACGGTGCAATATCTAATATTACTATAAATAATGCAGGTAAGTTTTATAACTCAGCAACAACTACTGTTCCTGGTGTAATTTCTCAGCAAGCAACTGCAAATGTTGCAATTAGCAAAAGCGGCGAAGTTTCATCAGTAACAATAATAGATGCTGGACTAGGTTATAGAGTTCCTCCAGTAGTTACAATCTCCGAACCTGTTGCGACAGCAGTTTCATATACACAAATCGAATTTGACGACGACTGGGGAATCATTACAATATTTGAGGATGCATAATGAGCGACGAAAAGATTTCTTCTGCACTTGGTATTAGACCAATGTCAGAAATAGATGAAAATGAAAAGATTCTTCCTGCGGAAGCGCAGCCTATTGCGGAAGTTAAACCTCAAGCCCCGTCAACTGAGTTGGCTATCGGTACAGAGATAGATCAAGAAAATCTAGCAGACATTGAAACTGTTCGTGATAATATCAATGATGTTATGTCGACAGGACAAGAAGCTATGAAAGAGATGCTTGAAATTGCTAAGCAATCTGAGCAGCCTCGTGCATTCGAAGTTGTTTCAACTTTAATGAAAACATTGCTTGATGCTAATAAAGATTATGCAGACATTTCTACTAAGCGTAAATTTGCGAAGGAAGAAATCAACGGACCTAAAGAAGCAGCACAAACAAATGTTACAAATAATAACTTAATTGTTTCAACATCAGATTTGCTAAGAATGATTAAAGGCGAACCTGAAGATGGGTGACGGTTACTTAGGCAACTCTAATCTCAAAAAAGTTCAAGAACAAATTGAGTGGACGCCTGAATTATTAAAAGAATATATGAAGTGTGCACAAGATCCGATATATTTTGCTAAAAATTATATTAAGATTGTTCACGTTGACCGAGGACTTGTACCTTTTGAAATGTATCCATACCAGGAAAACATTACTCGAAAGATTACAGATAACCGTCGTGTCGCAGTATTAACTGCACGTCAGTCCGGTAAAACAACTACTGCAATGGCTATTATTTTGCATTATGTTTTATTTAATGAATTTAAAACCGTTGCTATCCTTGCAAACAAAGGTGATGCTGCTCGAGAAGTTATGGCTCGAGTAAAACTTGCTTTTGAATCATTACCGAAATGGCTGCAACAAGGTGTAGAAGAATGGAATAAAGGTAACATAGCATTAGAAAATGGGTGTCAAGTATTAGCAGGTACCACATCTTCAAGTGCTATTCGTGGTAAATCTGTTAACTTTCTGTACCTCGATGAGGTTGCATTTATTGAAGGCTACGATGATTTCTTTGCCTCAGTTTATCCAACTATTTCATCTGGTGAATCAACAAAACTATTAATGACTTCAACACCAAATGGTTTGAATCATTTTTGGAAAACATGCCGAGGTGCTAAAGAAGGTACGAACGGTTATGAATATGAAGAAGTTATGTGGAATGATGTTCCTGGCCGGGATGAAAAATGGCGCAAAGAAACATTAGAAGCACTTGATCATGATGAACAAAAATTTGCGCAAGAGTATTGCTGCGAATTCCAAGGCAGCTCAGGAACTTTAATCTCTGGTGTAGCCTTGAAAGCGCTTTATGCTGAGCAACCCCTCACTATAATTGAAGGGCTATCACAATATGAACGTGCAAGCCCTGGGCAGCAGTATGTAATTACAGCAGACGTTGCTCGTGGTAAAGGTTTAGATTTCTCAACATTTAACGTTTTTGATATTACAGAAATGCCTTATAAGCAAGTCGCTGTTTATAAGGACAACTTAATTGGACCAGTCGACTTTGCATCTGTACTGTATAGAGCAGGTAAAATATATAATGAAGCTGGCATCTTAATAGAAATAAATGACATCGGTGGACAGGTATCCGATGTTCTTACACTTGATCATGGATATGAAAACTTATTGTACACTCAAAATTCTGGGCGGAGTGGAAAGGTTCTCAGTGCAGGCTTTGGTAAAAACGTAGATAATGGCGTTAGAACTACAAAACTTGTTAAAGCAACAGGTTGTTCTATGCTTAAAATGCTCGTTGAACAAAATCAATTGTTATTACGAGATAGCGATACGATAGAAGAACTAAAGCGATTTTCAAAAAAAGCAAACTCTTTCGAAGCAGAGTCCGGATTCCATGACGATTTAGTTATGAATTTAGTCTTATTTGCATGGATGACGGAACAACAATACTTCAAAGATATGACAGATATAAATACACTAACAAAGCTCAGAGAAAAAACAGACGAGCAAATTGAAGAAGAAATGCTACCATTGGGTTTCTTCGACGTTGGGGACGAGATATACGAAGACGACGGACTTAGGTTATGAGCTCATTTTAGCAAATCAAAACATATTATAAATAGAAACAGACATATATTAAACGCGTTTCTAACATAATTAAAGGAGAAAAACATGGCTTTTTCCGTAAGTCCTTCCGTCATAGTTCGGGAAGTGGATGCGAGTCAAACTGTACCAGGCGTAGCAACAGCGCCGGCAGCTATGGCAGGTATTTTCAAATGGGGGCCAGTTAATGACCCTATTTTGATAACTTCCGAGACTCAACTTGTAGATCGTTTCGGTAAACCAACCGACGACAACTACGAAACATTTTTTACAGCATCAGATTACCTATCCTATGCAAGTGCACTTTATGTTGTACGTGCAGATGATTCGTCTCTTACTGCTACCAGCACAACACTAGATATTACATCAGCATATGATGCTGTTTCAAATACAACTATCGTAACAGATAATAGTGTGTACGGTGCTTTCGACGCAAAATACCCAGGCGCACTAGGTAATAGCATCGAAGTTTCTTGGTCAACATCAAAAGCATTTTCAAATGAAATTGAACCTTTGAATGGTATTGATCCAAATAAAATAAGTAATACATCTATATCTCAAACTATTGATTTTAATTCAAATACAGTAGAATGGGAAACAGCAACTACATTGGATGCAAACAATGCCGTTACTGCTACAAACATTAATCCTATCTATGTGGGTGATGTTATTGTACTCGGTAATAACAGCGTTGGATACCAAGAATTAGTTGTAACTGCGGTTGCAAACAATCCAATTACTGAAGTTGTTGCAAATACTGATGTAACAGTTGCTACTACAACAGAGCTAACATTTACTACAAGGTATACATTAGCTGAAACAAGACTAAACCAACTATCAATAGTTAGAAAATGGTCGCAAAATGCGTTGTTTGGTAAGAAACCAGACTTAAACCACTTGCATATTACAGTTACAGATAAAGACGGTGATATTACAGGTACCCCAAATACCGTACTTGAAGTATTTGATAACGTTTCTACAATTGAAGGTGCAGTTTCACCACAAGGTCAAACTAACTATTACCAAACAATTATTGAAAACCAATCATCTTGGGTTAAAGTGGCTAACACTGCAGTTATTGATGCTGCAATGGTTACTGACAATTCAAATGCAGCTGACGCTCTAAGAAATAATAACTACGAAAATCTAGGCGATGGTACTGATGCTTCAACTGAAACAACTGCCACACTAGGTTCGCTAGCATTTGCTTGGGACGAGCTTAAGAATTCAAATGAAATTGATATTTCTTTTGTTCTTCAAGGTAAAGGTGATGCAGGCGCAACTAGAGCAAACTATATTGTTGCAAACATTGCAGAATATAGAAAAGATTGTGTAGCTTTCTTATCACCAGATTTAGCTGGGATGGTTACTGCAGTAAAAACTAATGATAAACTAAACAATGCAATTGCATATCGTAACCTAGTTCAGAACTCTTCATATTCGTTTATGGATTCTGGTTATAAATATCGATATGACAAGTTTAACGACAAGTATCGTTGGACACCTCTAAATGGTGATATGGCAGGTCTTGCATCAAGAGTAGATGCATGGGAATCTCCAGCTGGTTATAGAAAAGGTGTTATTAAAAATATCATCAAACTAGCATTTAACCCAAGCAAACCACAAAGAGATGCTCTATACACGGCAGATATTAATCCTGTTATGTCACAAACTGGACGAGGAATTGTTCTATTCGGTGATAAAACTGGTTTGGGCATGCCAAGTGCATTTGATCGTCTTAATGTTCGCAGATTGTTTATTGCGATTGAAAAGTCTATCGCTACTGCTGCGGAAGGATTTTTATTCGAGTTTAATGATGATTTCACACAAACTCAATTTAAGAATATTGTTGATCCATTCCTTCGAGATATTCAAGGCAGACGAGGTATTACTGATTTCAGAGTAGTTTCTGATGCAACAGTAAATACTCCAGAAGTGATTGATCAAAATAAATTCCGCGCAAGCATTTTTGTTAAGCCAGCACGCTCTATCAATGTGATCGAATTAACATTCGTAGCAACTAGAACCGGTGTTGAGTTTGATGAAATTGTTGGCCAGCTAACGTAATAAATAAAAGAAAAAGGAGAAAGACACATGGCATTTAATATCAACCAGTTCAAATCAGAACTCGTCGGTGGCGGTGCACGTCCAACGCTCTTCCAATGTCAGATCACTAATCCTATTAATCCGACAGCAGATATCAAAACACCGTTTATGATTCGATCTGCTGGAATTCCCGAGTCAAGTGTAGGGGCATACATTGTCCCTTACTTTGGCCGTCAGATTAAATATGCTGGTGACAGAACATTTGCAGACTGGAGTGTACAAGTAATAAACGATGAAGATTTTGCAATTCGTAACGCTATGGAAGAGTGGATGAATTTCATTAACTCGCACGATTCAAACTCGCGTGGTTTACCACAACAGTATAAATCTACAGGGCAAGTAACACAATACAGCAAAGATGGTTCACCATTGCGTACATATGTTTTTGAAGGCATGTACCCAGTAAGTGTGGAAGGTATTCAGCTGGATTGGTCTAACTCGGATACAATTGAAGAATTCGGGATTACGTTCCAATACGATCTGTGGAGAGTAGAAGGAAACACTGGCCTACCGACTACATAAATTATATTATTATTAAGTGAGGAATAACGATGAAGCTATTTGGTTTCGAAATAAAAAGAGATTCTGACGAGGAGGCTGGTGGACATACACCGGTCTCTTTTGCTGAACCTCAGAATGATGACGGTGCGATTACTGTCAGCGGTGGAGCTATGGGTGGATTCTATAGCACTATCCTTGATTTAGAAGGCACTGCAAAAACAGAATCTGAACTTGTTACCAAATACCGTGGTCTGGCACATAATCCAGAAATCAATCAAGCTATTGACGAAATTGTTAATGAAGCAATTAACGTTGATACACAAGACAAGGTTGTAGATCTTGTTTTAGATAATACAGATTTACCTGATAAAGTTAAAGACAAACTTGTTGAAGAGTTTGAAAATGTATTATCACTATTAGATTTTTCAAATCAAGCATATGATATTTTTAGTAAATTCTATGTTGATGGTCGAGTAAACTATCACGTTATCATTGATAATGATAATATCTCTGAGGGTATACGTGAATTAAGATATGTTGACCCGAGAAAACTAAAGCTTATCCGTGAAATGGATAAAAAGAATTTAGATAAACATTCTATGGTACCAGTCAAAAGAGTTAAATCCGAATATTATATGTATTCAGAAAATGGATTTGGTTCGCAGGGTGGCAAAGGTAATGGATTACAGACAGGTTCACAAGGTTATAAAGTAGCAAAAGACGCAATTGCTCGTGTTACATCTGGTGTTATGACTGAAAATAATTCGCTTGTATTATCTCACTTAAGTGCTGCAATGAAACCATTGAATCAATTAAGGATGCTAGAAGATGCAACAATTATTTACACTCTTACACGAGCTCCTGAGAGACGAGTGTTCTACATTGACGTTGGCAACTTACCTAAATCAAAAGCTGAGCAGTATCTAAGAGATATGATGGTTCGCCATAAAAATAAGTTGCAATACAATTCAGCAACTGGTGAAATCAATGATCAGCGTAAAATGATGACTATGACCGAAGATCTATGGTTCCCGCGTCGCGGTGGCGAAAGAACAACGGAAGTTGATACTTTACCTGGCGGTAATGCTGCTGGCTTAACTAACGATGAAAACTTACAGTATTTCCAGCGTAAACTATACAAATCGTTAAAGGTTCCGCTATCGCGTTTAGAGCCAGAGACAATGTATAGCTTCGGTAGAGTTTCAGAAATTACTCGTGATGAACTTAAATTTGGTAAGTTTGTTACAAGATTAAGAGTACGTTTTTCAAGTATCTTTACACAACTGTTAGAAAAGCAACTTGTTCTTAAAGGTATTATGACACCAGAAGAATTTGTAGAAATTAAAGATTCACTTCGTTATGATTTTATCCAAGACAATTATTTCCAAGAATTAAAAGAAGCGGAAATTGCAAAAGAAAGACTTTCAACATTACGAGATGTTGAAGATCATATTGGCACTTACTATTCAAGAGAATGGGTTCGTAAAAATATTCTCCAAATGTCAGAAGATGATATTAGAGATATGGATAAGCAAATAGCTAAAGAAGCTGAAAATGAACCTGATGATGACATGGAAGAGCCAGAAGAAGACGCAAACAACAATCCACAAGATTCAAAAGTAGTCAATGGATAAATATAATCAAATTAAAGAATATTTGGAGAACCAAAATGAAGTCCTTTAAAACACTATTAAGCGAAGTCGCAGAGCCGAAATCGGCTGAAGAGAAACGCTTTAAAGATCAGCATACATATGAAGTAATCAAACACCCGGTTGCTTTAGATAGCCAACACACAGGTGAAATTACTCCTGGCCAAACTACCGATAAAGGTAAGCGTGCAGCAGATCAAAAAGGTGATGCGGCATATGATAAAGCATATTCAAAGCACGGTGATGGTTCAACAAAATTAAAAGAAGACGCATCAGGAATGAATGCTGCTCAAAAAATGAATTTTGATAAGTTATATAAGAAAATGAATAACGGACCAGAACATAAAGCTCTTAAGCAAAAACATGGTAACCAGGTTAAAGCAGACGATGCATTTCATGCAATGGTTAAAGCAAAAGCAATGGGCGAAGATCAGCAGCTTACTGATGAAGAATTATCAGCAGCACAAAAGAAAATTGACATCAATAAAAATGGTAAGATTGATGGACATGATCTAGCTATGCTTCGTGCTAAAAAGAAAAAAACTGAGGGTAAAAAAACCTTTAGAAGCGTGACTGAAGGCCTTATGTCTGCATTAAAGAAACCAGTTACTCAAACAGGACCAGACGGAAAAACTCGTACCGTTATGAAAACAACTCGTAACGTTAACAAAGACGACAGAGGTTATGATAAAATCAGAACTAATGAATCTGACGAGTTGCTTGACGAAGGTATGAAATTTAAACAAGGCAATCTTAAATTAAAAGATCGCTCATCGGTTAAAATAACTAAAGAAGACGCTGATAAGTTGAATAAACTTATGGGTGGATTAGACCGTAACAATTTAAAAAGAATGGAAGCTACGGCTGTTAAAGACAAGAAATCCTTTAATGAGATTTTAAGTTTTGCACGAGAAGCTACATAAGATTATATAAATAAACAGTATAAACAAAAAGGCGATGAACATGAAACTTATAACTGAAGTTGTAGAAGAATGCAATGTAGTTACAGAACTTAATGAAGAAACCGGCGACAAGTCGTACTTCATTGAAGGTATCTTCATGCAAGGTGATATTAAAAACCGCAATGGTCGAATTTACCCATCTGCAGTTTTAGAAAAAGAAATGAATCGCTATAATACAGATTTTATCAGTACAAAAAGAGCACTTGGTGAATTAGGACATCCTGAGGGACCAAGCATTAATGGTGACAGGGTATCACACCTTATTACTGAAATGAAAAAAGATGGCTCAAACTTTACTGGCAAAGCAAAAATTCTCGGAACTCCGATGGGTAATATTGTGAAAACTTTAATGGACGAAGGTGTTCTTATTGGGGTATCAACACGAGGATTAGGTTCAGTTAGACAAACTAAAGAAGGTATTATGGAAGTTCAAAAAGATTTCCATCTTGCAACTGTAGATATCGTAACTGATCCTTCTGGCCCAAATTGCTTCGTAAATGGCATAATGGAAAATGCTGAATATTTTTATGATATTGCTTCGGGTAACTGGTTACCTCAAAACGAATCAGTTGAAGAAGTTATTGAAGAGATTCAGGAAACAATTGAAAAAGAAGTTAGACGGGTGGTACATCGTGTTGATGAAAGTACAGCCGCACGTATGTTCGAGCGATTTATATCTTCGCTTAGAAATTAATTTTTTAATAAATAGTATACATATAGAATAAACACCAAAAGGAGTAGAACATATGTCAAATGAGTTAGACGAAAAGTTCGTGGAAAAATCTGGCGGAGCCGGAGTTCCAGCAGCAGAAGTTGCTGACGCAACTACAGGCGCTGGTGGCGCGATACAAAAGAAAAAAGCCGATGTTAAAAAATCTGTAGATCCAAAGGCTGATAAAGTCGATGGTGCTACTCCAGGCCAAACAGGCGCTGTTGCGGAAGATGCTGATACTGCAGATTCTGACGTAGTGGTTGAAGTAGTTGAGATTGAAGAATCAATCCAAGCTATGTTTGAAGGCATGGACTTATCAGAAGAATTTACATCGAAAGTAACAATGGTTTTTGAAGCGGCTGTTAATGAAGCGGCAACTTTAAAAGCAGGCACAATAATTGCTGAGCAAACAGAAATTCTGGAAGCACAGATGGCCGAGTCAATTGAATCATCAGTTGACGAAATTGTAGAAAACCTTGATTCCTATCTAGATTATGTTGTCGAAGAGTGGATGAAGGAAAATGAATTAGCTATCGAATCTGGTATCCAGGTTGAAATGGCTGAGTCATTGATGACTGGTCTTAAGTCATTGTTTGAAGAGCATAACATTGAAGTTAACGATGAAATCGTTGATGTAGTTACTGGCTTAGAAGAGCATGCAGAAGACCTTAGAGCAGCAGCAAACGATTCAATCAATGAAAATGTTGAATTGAAAGCTACAATTGCAAGTCTCAAAGCTGACAAAGTTTTCAGCGAAATGACCGAAGATCTTACTATCACTCAGCGTGAAAGATTGAAAGTTCTTTCTGAGAAACTCGACGTTCAAGACATTGCAGAATATTCAAGCGATCTTGAAACTCTACGTGAATCTTTCTTCACGACAAAGAAAGTAGTAGCAGAAGAAGTAAGCGATGAAGAGCAAGAAATTATTACTGAGGAAACAGAAGCAAAGCAAGTTGCTCCAGCATCTGATTACTCAAGCATTAATGCTCTCGTTGAGTCTCTTAACGCAAGACAAAAATAAAACCGGTAAAACATTAACAATTATAAATAGATCTAGATAAATACTCAATCAAGGAGATAGACAATTATGGCACAGTCAAACTATCAGGCACTTGTGGAAAAGTGGGGCCCAATTTTGGAGCACGACTCTTTCTCACCAATCGCCGACAATCACAAGAAAAGCGTAACAGCTACAATTCTTGAAAACACAGAAAAAGCTTTAATGGAATCAGGTGATATTTCTGCTTCTATGACAGGTTTACTTTCAGAAGCAGCACCAACAAATGCTGCAGGCGCAGGCGGCTTCTCAGCTTCAGGCGATTCTGCAACAGTTGCTGGTTATGACCCAGTACTAATTTCATTAGTACGTCGTGCAATGCCAAACTTAATGGCATACGACATCGCAGGCGTTCAGCCAATGACAGGTCCAACAGGACTTATCTTTGCTATGCGTTCGAAGTACACATCACAGGGTGGAACAGAAGCTTTCTTCAACGAAGCTGACACAGACTTCTCTGGTGCGGCTTCTCCAGCACACAATCAAACACTTCCACATGCAACTCCTACAACAGGCGTTGGCATGGACACAGGTGTTGCTGAAGCACTTGGCGATTCAGGTTCAAACGGATTTGCTGAAATGGCTTTCTCAATTGAAAAAGTTACAGTAGCTGCAAAATCAAGAGCTTTGAAAGCAGAATACACAACAGAGCTTGCACAGGATCTTAAAGCCGTACACGGTCTAGATGCTGAAACAGAACTAGCGAACATTCTACAGTCTGAAATCTTAGTTGAAATCAACCGTGAATTAGTTCGTACAATCTATACAACAGCTGTTGAAGGCGCACAAGGTAAGGCCGTTGACGGTACTTTCGATCTTGACGTTGACGCAAACGGTCGTTGGTCAGTAGAGAAGTTCAAAGGTCTAATGTTCCAAATCGAGCAAGAAGCTAACGCGATTGCTAAAGGTACAAGACGTGGTAAAGGTAACATCGTAATTTGTTCTTCTGATGTAGCATCAGCATTACAAATGGCAGGTGTACTTGACTATACTCCAGCTCTTGCATCAAACTCATTGACAGTAGATGACACAGGCAATACATTCGCAGGTGTTCTAAACGGTCGTTACAGAGTGTACATTGACCCATATGCAGGCGACAACTACTTGGTAGTAGGATATAAAGGTTCATCATCATTCGATGCTGGCTTGTTCTATTGTCCATATGTACCATTGCAAATGGTCCGTGCAGTTGGCGAAAACAGCTTCCAGCCAAAAATCGGGTTTAAAACTCGTTACGGTATGGTTGCTAACCCATTTGCTCGTGGCGATGCTGCAGCAAACGATGGTGCGCTATCAGCTGGTGTTAACCAATACTACAGACGTGTATTAGTAAACAACTTGTTCTAAGTTGAATTAAAATAAGATTAGGGTTCACCTAACCTACTTTAAAGGACTCCTTCGGGGGTCCTTTTTTTATGCGAGATAGTCGGGGAGATAGGGGGCTTTTGATAGAAAGTCTTGATAAGCAAGTTCAACTTTACTTTGTTTGTAAAAGAAAAACTTGTGTAATCTTTGCCATATACTCTTTTCTACCATTGAGTATCCAAAAGAAAATACAATGCATTCATAATGTTTGTAATTACGGTTTGTTTGGATATTCCAGAATTTAGTTAATTCTTCTTCAGTATATGGTTTTTCACGTCGTCGTTGTTGAGGCGCTTCGTGATATAAACTATCGTCATAAACAATATGCAATGTTATACCACCTTCAGCCCACCAGGGGATCTCTTGACACGGGCGTTCAACACTGTTTATAACATTATCATACCAATGTATATTGGCATTAAATTTGTTTATATTATTAATGAAATCTTGTTTCTGTTCTTTAGTATTAAATAAAACACCGATATAACGATGCTTTGAATCCTTATGTCCTTGACAACTTGTAAAAGTTAAATAGCCTTTGTCATGCAAAGCAAGAACTGCTGCACGTACTTTAGGCTCTAGATTTTGTTCTATAATATCAGAGTACTGGCTTACAAAGGTACTGACATAATTACCGTCTTCATCTTTGAAGCAATAGGTTCGACCGTTAATTAAGTGATCATTCCCCTTAACAAACATAGCATATCGATGTCCATCTTCTGCACATCGCAAGTCAGGTTCATTTTGTTCATACTGATATTCGTGCTTGTATGGCACGACAATTTCATATTGACTTTTCATAATAATTATTTATTGCAAATAAAAAGGGAGCCGAAGCTCCCAATTATTAGTTAAGCTTAAGAGGTTCCATAACGGCTTCTGCAAATTGCATAAACTCTTCACTCTTCGCAGCTTCTTGCGCTAAATTAGATGCATGATAAATGCGTGCTAACTTGTTAAAGTCTTTCTTAGGTACCATACAATCTTCCAGAATCTTTTCTGCAATTGCTTTCATATGATCTTTTTCAGCTTCAACACGCGTCATAGAATTAGACATTTCACTCAATGCTGCTTGTATTTGTTTACGATGATCTTCAGTTACCACTGTTGGCAAGCTGTCGTCTGTTTCAATACTCATAATATATCTCCTATAGTTTTCCGTCTTCACGCATTTGTGCGCGTATTTTTGTTGCACTAATATCGTGAATATCTTTGCCTAGATCATGTTCAGTGAAGGTATATCCTACACCACGACCATAGCTAATATCCACAATGTTTGGTACTTCCATAATGATGTATTCATAACCATCATAGTATCCTTTGTTTGCTAAAGCTGCATGAATATTTTCTATAACATCAATTACACCAAAGGGATTATCGTTTTGTTCTGCAGTACGACCAGCGCCTGCGTCACCTTCAAATTTAAATACATCACGTATTTGAATAATTACTTGACCTGTTTCAGCTAAAGCACGCTCAAACAATTCAGTATGGCCATCATGCCAAGGTTGCCACCTACCCAACATTTGCGTAGTAGGTTTCTTCCAGTCAAACATTTCTTTCATTCATTTATTCCTAACTTACTTCCTTGACGTATCATGAGCAACAAAAACGTTTCCGTCTGTATCTTTTGCAAAACCAGGGGGAACTTGTAACTCTTGATAACGTTCTATTACCTTTATTAATTTTTCATGAGTATCATCAAACCAACCGGCCACATGATAGTCTACATTTTCGTAAGGTGTTTCAAACATATTATTCGTATCTTCAAAACGACCACGAACAATAGTATCCAACCATATAGTAAAGTCTGGATTAAATGCTTTTCTTGCAGCCTCGGTAGGGCATACAAAATCAGTTACGGCGATTTTACCCGCCATAACCACACCATCACTTAGATGTTTCATTCTATTGGCTTGCCGCATACGACCTTCAGGACTAAAGTCCCAATCATCATATTTAGTACGAACTTCATCAGCATTTATATGAACTGCACCTAATTGTCTTGCAAGCGGAGTAGCAAGTGTCGTCTTGCCAGATCCTGGTAAGCCAAAAATTAAAATTTTCATACTTTCTCCTATACGAGTATTTCTATAGCTTGCATCATGAAAAGGAGCGATACAGTGACCGCTCCCCAGAAGAATATTTCTTTTGTTTTCATTATGCGTCAGCCATTTCTAATGCGACTGATAGTGCATCAACTTTCTTTTTAGCATTTGAACCAAACCATGCAGAAGCCATACGAGTATCAGCTGAACGACCAAGCTCGTGGTCAGTCAAATATGTTACTGCATTATATGCATTCCACCATGTTCCCGGACGGAAGTCAGATCCTGGCTGGTTTTCAACAACCGCCATTGCTCTTTCAGCCGTACGTGATAATGCTTTATCTTCGCGTGAAGACTCACCAAAGATTTTGCCAAAGAATTTTTCAAGCTTTGCACGATCATATGCTTTAGAACCAAGAAATTCTGCAGCTTCTTTGAATTGTTCTACACGATTATGTCCTAAACCTAGGATTTCTTTAACCGCTTCTGGATTAAATACTGAACGGTGATTAACACGAACAGATGGTTGACCCTTTTCAGTCAAAGCAACAGACAAAGTATTGTTACAAACAACACGTTCCATAACAAACTTAATATCAATTGCTTTACCGTATTGATGTGGATTAGAAAAAAGTAAATAACCTTTGACTTCATCACCATTAAATAGTGAGAAACCTTCGTTTACATCTGCTAATGCCCATACAATTTGTCCATCTTTTAATGAACCAGCCGTATCCATTTGCATATCACCTGCACTTACGAATTCTGTAAAGAAATCAAATGCTTCTGAGTTTTGCACTGGATTCCAACCTGTTCCGACTTGTGTCAAAACTTTACTATCAGTAGAACGTACAAGTGCTTGCTGACCACTTTTATGCATATCACCTTTGTGACGGAATAAAGTGTCAATCTTTTCAACTTCCCAATCAAGACCAGCAGCTTTCATCATCTCTTGTGGAGACATGTCGTCTGATACTGGTGTTCCTAATCCATGCCAAGGTAAACCTTTGCTTGCACGGTAAGCCATTTGTGCTTCGCCGTTGATCATCTCTAATTCATGAGCCATAATATAATTCCTTATTTAGTGTGTATAATAATATTATAACACAGTTTTAGTATAAGTAAACAATTATTTGATTTAATTTTAAGTTTTTTTAGTGATCGACTTGACTTACCATAGGAAGTGCGTCAATCATATCCCAAGCATATTCACCATATCCAGCTTTGACAATAGATACAGTATCCACGTATGGACCTTTACTATCATCTGCAACTGAGCCTATAAAAGCATGTGGATATGAGGGTAAAATAAATTGATGTAGATAATCGAAAGCATCTTCTGGATCTACAAATCCAACAGCCTTTGTGATATCTAATAAGTTATTGTTAGAGAAAAGCGCAATTAATCTTTTGTCGCCTAACTGACGTGTAATAAAAGGAGCATCTTCATCTTTGACAGTGCCAAGGAAGATGCCCTCTTTAGGATCGATAATAATGTGTTTATGTTTAGTCTTCATAATATTTTAACATCTCTATTTCACCATCTTTATTTCGATTTGTTTTAATGTAATTATCTTTAATTAAGCGATCAATAGTGTTTTCTATAATAAGATGTGTTCTATCATCTTGATTACTGCGTTCCATATATCTACCAAAGTAAGTGAAAACAACAGCGGTTATCAACATAAAAACTTGACTTATACTTAATATCATGCAGCTATTTCTCCTTGAAAACCTTGCCACCAAGACGGTGCTTCTCGACCCTTAACCCACTTAGCAAATCCCTTAGCAACATGATAATAATTACGATATGCTTGTATAGGATTACCATCAACCATGCATTGAGGATAATGGCTCATTGCTTGTGGAAATTCAGTTAATTCAATGTCGGGAATGTTTGTAGGTGCTGCTTTGAGCACGTCTCGTAGTTTGGTATATGTTAAATGTTCTTTTTTAAATCGGTATGTAAACTCAGAACAAAGTTCTAAGAAGTGCTCATAGTGCCAATTATAGTTAGCTTTAGATGCCATTGTCCATACCGTACATGGATGATAATGATGTACTGCTTTATATAGTACACCATCTAAATTAGAATTATGATGCGGATACGCTTTAACCATACGTTTGCCGGACTTAGATGGACGTTTTTCCATATAACCGTCATGCATACGATGTGCTGTTGACAACATTTGCGCCGCTTCTATAATCATTTTAGGAATATGTTTATCACACATCATTCGCGCCGATTCTCGAGGGCATTCAGACAGGACAAATACATTCATTACTTCACCCACACATGATTAAACTTTGTAGGCATATTCTCACATGAATATTTATCGTCCTCATCGTAATTTAAGACTTTAACACATTCATCTGTGGAATAGCTAAAATGTACATCTGGAATAGCTATTGCATGTATGCATACAACTGCCAATGATACGGTAAGAATACTTGCCGTTATAATAGCAACATAATTTGATTTAGTCATAACTTAACCTTCCTCTAAGAAATTATCAGTTGTTAATACGTGATCAATAAGTTCACCTAAGTCAGATAAACTATCAGATGCAAAAGTATAATGAGGGGTATCACCGGTTTCTATATGCCGTTCTACTGATTCAACAAAGCAACCTTTACTTAAAGCCATAGCTTCAACTGTTGCATAAGGTACATTGTTATCGATGTCAAATGATATAGTATTCATAATAAATCTTTCCTATTAGTTATACTTTATAATACACTATAAAAGTAAATTTGTACACTTTTATTTTATACGTTATGTACTTCTTTATATTTTTTGCGAACAGCCATAAAGTGTTCTAAATAATCAAAGGTATTTACTTTAAAAACTTGCGGTTCTGAACCGTCAACTGCGATAAGAATAACAGCTTGCTTTACCGCAATGCCAGTTCTTTCTAAAAACGCAGCAGCATAAAAAGATGCTTGCATAAAATAGGCTTGAATCCATTCTATTTTCTTGGGTTTACGAGATGTTTTAAAATCAATAATAGACATAACTCCATCGTATTCCGCAATACAATCAACTTGACCTGCAGTCTTTAATTTATCACTATAAAGGAATACTTCTTGCATCCAAACATTGTCTAGTCGGTTATCAATAACAGTACGTAAGTCATTAAACGTATTAAGATTAGCGGGCATATGTTTACCTTTCCAATCTTCTTTGTTATCAATATAGTCTTCAGCAAGTTTGTGAACTGCTGTTCCGCGACCTGCTGCTTGACGAGAGATCTTATTAGCTTCTTCTTCGCCAACA